AAATCAAGCCGTACAGTTCCAAAACAATGGAGCACCAAGTCGTCAGGTTCTCGGGCCAAACATATCTTGTAACGGTGCAACAATGACCTTTAGCCCATTCTATATGGGCAATCATACCACCCCTTATGATGATGAAATGACTCAACAGAGCTACACTGTAGCTGAGAACTGGGGTGGCCAGATTAACTTCATGGTGCCCCTTGATGGTTCTATTGTAGAACGTTGTAAGTCTATTGGTAAGAGACAAGAAGAGAAAATGAAGCTCGACTATGAATTAGTTAGAGTTTTAAAATGCGGAGAATTACAGCAGAAAGGTTTCATGATACGTCCTAACACACGTGTATATAAGATGTGTAGTGATGTAATACCTATATCTGGATTCCTAAAAGAAGTTGCTGCAGCTAAAGCTAAAGCAAACCCACCACCACCTAAGAAATGGTGGCAGAAACTTAACCCACTAAACAAATGATTGTATTAATTAAACCCGTCCTATTCGCCTTTATTAAATCAACAGCAGTAAAACAACTAATAATTGATCTACTAGAAGGCTTAGTTTCATCTACTGAGAATACATTAGATGACCAAGCAGTCGCTGCAATTAAACAAGCACTATTCCCTGGAGGAAAGTAAATGGCAGAAAAAAAGACAGAAGCTCAGTGGCATAAGGATTTGATGAAACAAAGAAAAGAAAATCCTGGACCTCTCGGCAGTCGAAGTAATCCACATCCTCCTGGTACACCAGCACATGTTAAAGCTGGTATGTCTAAAGCAGACTTTAATAAATTAGACGATAAAATGAAATCATGGTTTGAAGACTAATGAAGAAAGCCGCCGAAGAGAAGTTTAATGAACTTCACAACCTAGTCACTGAAGACTTCCTTAAACGAGTCCGAAGCGGCGAGGCATCCACTCAAGATCTAAAAGCAGCCTGTGATTGGCTGAAGACAAATGACATCACTGGTGTAGCTTATGATGGTAATCCTTTACATAAACTAGCTAGTGTGATGCCTAAAGTAGACCCAACACTCGTACAGAGGAGAATGTATGGCGCCAAAGTTAAGTCCTAAGCCTGGCAGGACAGCGCGGCACTACCGCAGTAATCCAGCTTCCAGAGAAAAACATCAAATTACTGAAAAGAAAACAGGTAGTACACCAGCTAAGAAAGCTTATAGAGCAGCACTAGGTAGAGCTAGAACAAAAGCTAAACCTAGCGCTCAACAAGATATGTCACATAAAAGTGGCAGCATCCGTCCAGAATCCCGTAAAACCAACCGCGCAAGAGGCGGATCACGCAGACGTTAATCATGAAAATCAATCGCGCTTCTAGGAGAACTTAATTATGGATCGAATGCAGCAACGCTTGAGAAAAAGTCAAACTAAGTTTGAAGCTTGGAAAAAGAAAATGAAAAGAGAAGGTTATGATGTTATAGGTGAAAATGCTTGGAGAAAAGTTAAAGATAAAACAAGTCCACAAGGTTTTAGACGAGTACGGGTAGCAAATTATAGAGGTAAAAATGTAGATACTTCAGCAAATAGAAAAGTAAAGGAGAGAGTAGGAGAAAAAAAACCAATATCAGTACCTGATAAAAATAAAGTACAACCACGTACTTGGCAGAAACCTTATGGGCAACAATCTGACAAACCTTCTGAAGGAGATAAAAGTACTTGGTCAAAATCTGATAAAAATCAGTGGATTCCAGCTAAAGTAGATGCTTATGGCCAAGTCACGCCAGCTCGTAAAAGAGTTCCAACAGATAACGTTGATGCAATTAAGAAGTATACTACTAAAAAAAAGGAGGATATAGATTCTTATACAGGAAAACCAGAAGTAACTTCAGAGAATACTGCTGATAATGCTGCTAAGACTAGATTAAATATAGGTAGGAATCAACAGAAGACAGATGTTAACCCAGCCAGCAACCTTAAAATCAAAAAAGGTCCAGCAGGTAAAATAGGTAAGATCATGAGTAATAAAAGCTTGGATTCTGCTGCTAAATTAAAGGGACTTAATAAACTTAAGAAGAGTAGCGCAATGTTCCAACGAGGTGGTATGGCTCATAAATTAAGACTTGCTCAATTAAGATTGGGTAGGTAGCCATGGAAAGTTTGAGAGCACTAAGTAGAACAGATCGTTTATTGAATCCATATGATCCCAAACAACTGAAGATGATCTCTACCTTGTGGAGAGCTAGAGGTTTACTAGGTAAATGGAAAACTGATGAAAAGTTTTTCAAGCATGTCCAGAATGTAATGAATAGTCCAGCCGCAAGGAAAGGAGGCTATGCATCATTAGGGAAAGCTATTGAGCATATTTTTGGAGGTAAGGGTAAGTATACAGGATTACCTTTAGATTACGATAAAACTGGGTCAAGTTCTAAAGGTGATAGAAATGTTACTAAAGTATATTGGAATAAACGTAAAGTACAACAAACAATACCTTTACATATTCGGGATAGAGTAGCTAGACTTGAGAAAGACGGTACTTTTGAAAGAGCAGGGATCAAACCAGGAATTTTAGATCGTATAGAAACTAGAAGGAAGAAAGGTGAGACAAGGCTTAAAAAAGAAGTACTGAGATTACAAAAATTATATGGTATTAAATTTGAAATGGGCCACCTGACAGCTATTGCTAATTTAGGTACAGATAACCCGTTAAATTTATTTCCAGAAATGAAGAGTGAGAATAGATCACACGGTGCACGTGAAGATCCATTAGAGCCACAAGTACAAAAAGAGTTAGGATGGGGTGGAGGTCATGAAGAAGATCTTTATGAAATGATCCTAGAAGAAGGTGGTAATCCAGCAGTACTTGGTGTGTCAGGTGATAAATGGACATCAGGAGACCAAGGTAAGTTAGCTCGTATGGACGCTGATCCTAATCAAGTAGGATTTGCTAGACGTGATGCTATTCTAAACTCAACTTTAAAAGGATTAGAATCAAAATTGCAGCGAGCTTCAGAAGAAGGTAACTTACTTCAGTTTGTTGATGATATTAATGCAAGAATAACTGACAAAGGTTATCAATCCATAGCTCCTACACTTAAACCGCAACCTAAAGGTGAAATATTAGAAGTTGTACCTAATTCACTACGAATCAATCAAAACCATCCAAAATATAATCAACTTGAATCTCCTAAACGAGGTTTAAGTATTGTAGACCGTTTGTTAACTCCAAGACAGCAAATAGAACCTCCTGGAACTGGATTCAACCGTAATATAAATGCTCTGAGTAATATTTCTCAAGGGATAGCCAGAGATGCTATCGAAAGAACACCTGCTGGATTTGGAGCTTCTTTGGGACAGCAAATTGGTAGTGGTGATTATGTTGGAGCAGCTAGTAGTGTATTAGGAGCTAGAGTCGATACAATTGAAAAACTTGATCCTAAAAGCCTTCAATATCAACGTATACTACCAGCATCTATAAACAACTAAAAGGAATCTAAAACAATGCCATACGCAAACACAGGTGGGGGTACTACACAATCCCTCACACCAGCTCAAACAGCAGGTAAAAAAAGAAAAGACGCAGCTCGTCTGATACAAAAAGCTGTGCCTTATATGAATCTTAAACAAGTCAAAGTACCTACCAATAGAAATGGAAAAATGAAAGGTACAAATAACGTAGCATGACCGACGTCCTCTCCGCCCTTCAGGACGACTTCAAGATGTTCCTACTTTAGGATGGGTCTACACTGCACCTTAACAAATTAAAAACTATGATACTATCACCAGACTTAATGAAGAGAATGTTAGGCATTGGTGGTGCCGGACAAACATCGAAAGCTTTAACAACAGGATTTGATTGGACGACAGCAGCAAATATAGCATCAGGTGTAAATGAAGCTGTAAATAGCAAAGACACAGGAAGCAAATTTATGGGTTTGCTGGGAACACTAAGTGGAATAGGAATGGGACAAAGTAAGAAAGATTCTGATACCATTTCAGATAAAGGAATGAAAGATATGAAAGGTAAACTAGGTAGTGAAGTAATGAAGATTGCTCATCATAGAAATAAAGGGTTGCCCAAATTAAAGGGTTGGCAGCATAGAAACCTTAAACGACATAATTTACAGCAGATTCCAGAGGCACCTTGGTATGGCGGAATCGGATGACGTTCTCTCCGCCCTTCAGAATGACTTCAAACTGTTCTTACAGGCTCTGTGGGATCAATTAGACCTACCACACCCTACAAGGGCGCAGTACGCGATTGCAGACTACTTACAAGACGGTCCAAAGAGATTACAGATCCAGGCTTTCCGAGGTGTTGGTAAATCTTGGATTACTGGTGCGTTTGTTCTTTGGACCTTATTCAATGATCCAGAAAGAAAAATAATGATCATATCAGCTTCTAAAGAAAGAGCTGATAATATGTCCATTTTCCTACAAAAACTAATTATTGAAACTCCATGGCTATCTCATCTTCAACCGAAATCAGACGACTCTCGCTGGAGTCGCATCAGCTTCGACGTAAACTGTTCACCTCACCAAGCCCCAAGCGTAAAGTCGGTGGGCATAACTGGTCAGCTAACAGGAAGTCGCGCAGATTTAATGATTTTGGACGACATAGAGGTGCCTGGAAACTCCATGACGGAGTTAATGCGTGAAAAACTACTTCAACTCTGTACAGAAGCTGAATCTATCCTTACCCCCAAAAGCGATAGCCGTATTATGTATCTCGGGACTCCTCAGACTACTTTTACTGTTTATCGTAAGTTGGCAGAGCGCAACTATCGTCCCTTTGTTTGGCCAAGTAGATACCCAAGAAAAGGTAAACTTAGTCAATACGAAGGATTATTAGCACCACAGATCGTTGAAGATCTTGATAATGGTGCTGAAGGTTGGGGTGTAACAGATCCCGATAGATTTGATAACGACGACCTACTCGAACGTGAAGCATCGATGGGTCGTTCTAATTACATGCTTCAATTTCAACTCGACACGAGTCTAAGTGATGCTGAGAAATTTCCTCTTAAGATGGCTGACCTGGTTGTCACTAGTGTCAATCCTAACGACGCTCCCGACACTTGCGTATGGTGCTCCGACCCCTCTAATGTCATTAAAGACCTTCCAACCGTTGGACTACCTGGAGACTACTTTTACTCTCCAATGCAGTTACAAGGGGAATGGACTCCCTACGCCGAAACAATTTGCAGTGTTGATCCCTCTGGAAGAGGTACAGATGAGACGGCAGCAGCTTACATTTCTCAAAAGAATGGGTTTCTCTACCTTCACGAAATGCGAGCTTACAGAGAAGGATACTCAGACAACACTCTCCTAGATATTCTAAGAGGTTGTAAGAAATATAATGCTTCTAAACTTGTTATAGAGACAAACTTTGGTGATGGTATAGTCTCTGAACTATTCCGTAAGCATTTACAACAGACAAAACAAAACATAGATGTAGAAGAAGTTAGAGCTAATGTTAGAAAAGAAGACCGCATTATTGATGCTCTTGAACCTGTCCTTAATCAGCATCGATTGGTGGTTGATAGGTCGGTTATAGAGTGGGATTATAAATCTAATCCTGATGAAGCACCTGAACTAAGACTCATGTACATGCTATTCTATCAGATGTCTAGAATGTGTAGAGAGAAAGGTGCTGTTAAACATGACGATAGACTAGACTGCTTAGCTCAAGGTGTTAAATATTACACAGATGCTATGGGTATTTCAGCTCAAGAAGCTATTAATACTAGAAAGAAAGCAGAATGGGATTCTATACTCGCAGACTTCTTAGATAGTCCTCATAGTAGTGCTAATCACATCGCTTTAGGTATGAATAAAGACCAAAGAGATGAAGCTAGAGGTATGGATAAAGGAAAACCAGTCCCCACCTGGATTTGAGCGGTCCCCCATGTATACAGGGGAAGGGAAGGGTGGACCCGACCCCCACGAGGAAGCCGATGTCTTTCAGACATCACTTCCTCTTAATACTTATATTATCTATTTTCTCTTAAAGAACATAATAATATACCTATTATATCTACTCTAACATGTATTATAGTACTATATCTATAAAGTCTAATAAACTATTAGACTATCTTACTAATCTATCGTATGATACGTATAACTGGACAGAACACTTTGGCTTTGATTCGGTAGAGTTGAGTTTAGATTGGTTGGATAAAGAACTGGCATTAAAGTTAATTCATAATATTCATCCTATTAAACAGATTGGTGTACTTAAAGTACCTCCTTTCTTTAATTATAATTGGCATGTAGATGAATTTAGACAGTCTTGTATTAATATGTTGATTAGTTATGATCATATTAGTTATTGTTTGTTCGGTAAAGAGTTGAATGATTATTCTACAGCTATAACTGAGTTGAAATATCAACCCTATACTTACTATTTACTTAATACTAAACAATTACATACTGTAATAAACTTTGATAAGCCTAGGTATATGTTCTCTTTGTATTTTGAAGAGGAATTAGAATATACAAAACTGAAAGAAAAACTTCACCCGTTACTTACATGACTGCACCTAAACAACATAAACAAAGATATTATTATATATTCTGGAGTATTGCTACTTTAGCAGTGGTCTGTGGACAGATATATGTCGCATATGGTTATAGATCCTTAGCGGAAGCTTTGAGATTGTCTTTAGTTGGTTAAATTTTAACATAAATTTCTGAAGGCATATATTATAGTACGTGTGTACCAGGACCCCCCATTGGGTGCCGTGGCGATCGTTCTCCACAGGGTTGTGGATAACTACCTGCCGCTCGCGCTACGCGCTCGCTCACTGGCGCCTGTGGGTACGTGCGCACGAGGATAAACGCGCGTGGTACGAGCGAGCGAAGCGAGCGGGTGTGGTGCACAAGAGTTTTCCACAGTCTGTGTGGTGTCATCTGTAGCGATGTATAAGCTCACCTTATCAATGACCATAAGTTAATCTAATGTTAAGTGATATGACTTTTCTAACCATTTCGACCTGATCCGTGATACAGTACATACTGATTGAGGCGCTCACTACGTTCTCAGTCATCCAACCCATCCAATTGTTTCATTCTGTTAAGCTTTCGAGCTCAACTGATCCAAACGGAC